AGGCCGCGACAGGTCAGAACCTTGCGAACCTTCAGGCGCAGCAAGGCACCAATCTGGCGGCTAACGTGCTGGGCACTGGACAGAACATCGCCAATGTCTATTCGGGCACTGGCACCAATCTGGCGAACATCTACACGGGCACCGCTCCACAGCTCGCCAACATCTCGCTCGGCACGGGGCAGGCGCTTGGCACTGGGCTGGAGAATGCCGCACAGGCGCGTGCGTCCGGCTACATGGGCGGCGCGACTGCTCTTGGTCAAGCGCTCCAGTCGCCCATGCAGAACTACATGGCGTATAGCATGATGAATCAGTTTGCGCCTCAGGGCACGCAATATGCCGGCGCAAGTCAGTTGCCCGGCATTTATAGAAGCGGCGGCGTTCTTAATTCTATCTTCGGGAGCTGATAATGCCCGTTCGTTATGACATCGCCGCTCAAGTCCCGCAAGCTACCGGCTACGCCATTGACCCGCTGAACATGATGGCGCAGTTGCGCCAACAGCAAATGTCGCAGGCTCAGCTTGCGCGCATGGCGCAGAGCATGGATGTGCAGGATTTGCAGGCGCAGATTGCGGCCCAGCGCGAGCTTCGGCAGGCGGAGGCGGCGCAGCGTCAGGCCGGGCTTTATGGCGCGCAGCAGCAGGAAGCCGAACAAAAGATTCAGGCCGGCAAGATCGACCTGTATAAGAATATGTTCCAGAACTTTGTTAACGACCAGAAGTCGCTTGATAGTTTTGTAACCATGATGGAGCGCGATTTTCCGCAGGGTGTCGCGGCGTTTAAAGGCAAACAATATAGCGACGATTGGAAGCAGAGCCTTATCAATCCGGCTGGCGAGTATATGGAAGCCGGCGGTGAGGTTTACAAAAAGTCCGCTCGCGGTTTGACGCCGGCCCCGATCCTTCAGCCCGGCGCAGAAGGTATGCCTGGCCCGCGTCAGGATCTGACGACAAGTTTGATTAAACAGCGTGAAGGCTTTCAGCCGACCGGCAAATGGGACGTGAACGCTAACCGCGCCGGCTATGGCAGCGATACGGTTACGCTCCCTGACGGCACCGTGCAGAAAGTCACGGCCGGCATGAAGGTGTCGCAGGAAGACGCTGAGCGCGACCTGCAACGCCGTATCCAGACTGAGTTTGTGCCAAAGGCTGCGGCCAAGGTTGGCGAAGAGAACTGGGCGCGTCTGCCGGAAAATACCCGCGCAGCGCTCACGTCTATTGCTTACAATTACGGCACGATTCCCAGCCGTCTTGTCCCGGCCGTGCAGTCCGGTAATACGGAAGAGATCGCCAAGGCTATCGAAGGTCTTGCCGGCGACAACAAAGGCGTTAACGCTGGTCGTCGTATGCAGGAAGCTAATATTGCGCGCGGCACGACGATGCCAGGCTCACAGGCTGTTCCGGCGTTTGCTGCGGCTGGCGCGCCTACGTTCATGGGCGGCCCGCAGATCCAGCCGCCGATTAACATGATGGCCGCGCCGCCTATGCCGCCCGCTAATGCTATGGCCGCATCCGCGTTGCCGACGCCGCCAGCCCCGCAGCCGGCCCAGCCAATTACGGTCGGCACTAAGAAACAGGTTGTCGGTCAGTCAAACGTCGAAACGACGCTCGACAAGATGATGACCAAATATAATAAGCTGGACGAACTGAAAGCTATACCCAGCTCGCAGCGCGGAATAGCCGAAAATGCGCCGGCTTATTTTGCTGGCACGACATTCGGTCAGGAGATCGAAAAAGTTAAAGCGTCGCCGGCGCAGCAACAGCGTAACGAATTGAAATCGTTGCGCCGCGCGCTTCTCAAAGACATTATGTCGGCTACGGGCGCGAGCGCCAAGGAACTCGACTCTAACTTTGAACTCAAAAGCATGTTGGAGTCGCTGTCTGACGAGACGATGGATATTGATTCTGTCCGCCGAATTGTTGCGGATTTGTCGGCGCGTTACGGTAAGGGCAGCATAAAAGCTCCCGAAGAAACGGTTGCCGCGCCTGCACCGGCTGCTGCGTCTACAAGTGAACCGCGTGTGATTGATTTTAGCCAGCTTCCTAAGAGGCGATAATGGACGTTCGACTGCCTGACGGCACAATCATCAAAAATGTGCCTGATGACATGACGCAAGAAGATCTGATGGATCGCGTCGGCATGATGCGCCAGCCATCGGAAGGTCTAACTGCGGGTCGCGCGGCTGAAGTCGCTGGCGGCGCGGTCGCTCCTATTGCGGCTGCCGCTGCGGCCGGCGGTCTGGTTGGCGGCCCTGTTGGTGCGTTGGCGGCTCCGGCTGCGCTTGGCGTCGCTGATCTGGCGACGACGCTTTATAATGTCGCAGCTCCGCGTTTTGGCGGTCAGGCTGTCCGCACGCCGTCAGAGATTGCGCGCGGCTATCTAACGCCCGAATCGTTCAAGCCCAAGACGCAAGCCGAAGAACTTTTAGCCGCTGCGGCTGAAGGCGGCGCGGGCGCGTTGACTGGCGCGGGCGCGGCTAACGTGCTGGCCAAGCGCGCAGCTCCCCGTGTCATTCAAAACGTGCTGGCTACGATGGGCGAGCGTCCGTTTGTGCAGGCTGGCGCTGGCGCAGGCGCGTCGGCGGCTCCGGTTCGCGCTGAACAAATGGGCGTCGAAGACCCCCGCGCGCTGCTGGCCGCAAGTCTTGTTGGCGGTTTGGGCGGCGCTCGTGGTGCTGGTGCGCTCCAACGCGGGCTTGAGGCTGGATCGGCAGCGGTGCAGCGCGGCGCGTTAAGCATGATCGGTCGTCCGCCGACGACCGAAGCCCTTGGCGAACGTGCGGCGCAATCGTTTGAGCGAGCTACGACGCTTGGCGTGCAATACGATCCGGCGGCCTATCAGTCATTTGCCAGCAATCTTGAATCAGGTCTCAAAGGTTATGATCCTGATTTCAGTAAGTTTGCTGATGTCAAAGTTGCGATTAACAAGCTAAAAGATTTGGACAGTCAGCCTCTGACGATTGAGCGTTTGCACAACGCGCGTCAGATGCTCGGCGTCTTGCGTGACGATAAAGAAAAAGACGTGCGCCGATTGGCCGGTATACTCACGGACAAGCTGGATCAGTTTGTCACGAACGATAAGAACACGAATGTCGCCGCACGTATGTCTGGCAAAGGTGGCGAAGCCGCTGACGCTCTTATGTCCGGTATTAAAGACTACCGCATGATGTCGAAAAGCGCCGAAATTGAGCGGCTTGTTGAGCGTGCCGATCTTGTCGGCGGCTCGGCCGAGAATATTGAAACGCAGTTCCGCGTATTGGCCCGCAATCCGGCGCGACTTCGCAAGTTCACGCCCGACGAACAGACAATGATTAAGCGTATTGCCAAGGGCGAAGAAGGTTCAACGCTTGTCAATATGGTCGCCAAACTGTCCCCGACGCGCAGCCCGGCCGTTCTCGGCGCGGAAATGCTGCTCGGCGGCTACGGTGTCAGTTCAAACGATCCGTATGCTGGGCCGGCGGCTGTCACGGCAGCGGGGCTTGGCCTCGGCGGTCGCGCAATTCAGAACGCCTTGGCCCGACGCGCTGCGGCTAACGTCGCCGCTATGACGCGCGGCGCTCCGACCGCTGTGCCGTTCACGCCGACTTACGGTTCACTGGCATTTCCGATAGCGGCGCAAGGCGTCAACGCGATGGCGCGATGATTATGGTCGAGTATCAAGTTCTTTTCGATGTAGCCATTGGCGTGATCGGCGTGCTGGGCGGCTGGACGCTTAACACCGTTTGGGCGGCCGTGAAGGATCTTCAGGAAGCCGATAAAGAATTGGCTGACAAAGTGGCCGCTATTGAAGTGCTGGTCGCTGGCCGTTATATCACCCGCGAAGAATTTAATTCTACGTTCAATCAAGTGTTTGAGCGCCTTGATCGTATCCGCGACTTGCTAAGCACTAAGGCTGACCGATGAATTTCCAAATCTTCTTCGACGATGTGCGTAACAGCCTGTTCGGCGGCAAACTGTCGCAGGGCCAAGTCGAAGGCATGGAAAAAATCATTAACTATTCGACCATTAGCCTCGACCAATTGGCGTATGTTCTTGCGACCGTCAAATGGGAGACGGCGCACACGATGCAGCCGATCAAAGAGTATGGCTCGACGGCTTATCTGAAGTCCAAGCCTTACTGGCCCTATTACGGGCGCGGGCTAGTCCAGCTAACCTGGCGTGACAACTACGCCAAATACGGACTAGAGAAGACGCCGGACAAGGCGCTGGAATGGGAATCGTCGCTGTTCGTGCTGTTCGACGGCATGACCAAGGGCCTGTTCACCGGCAAAAAACTAGACGACTATATCAACGACAATAAGCGCGATTACATCAACGCGCGGCGGATCATTAACGGGACTGATCGCGCCAAAGAGATAGCGCAGATTGCGGACGCCTATCGCACCGCCCTTATCGCTGCGCAAGATCCCGTTGCTCCCCCTGCCGACGATGATCTCCAAGCCCGTTTTAACCAGATGCTTGCTGTTGCTCTGACAAGCGACCCCCAGATTCAGGACTTGGTTCGGCAACTTTGCAGAAGGAAATAAGATGGTAAATAACCCCTACACGACTTTTAGCGGCGTTCTGGCCCTTATTACTGTGCTGTGGCACGCTTGGCAGACGAAGACTGTGAACTGGGATGATCTTCAGACGGCGCTTGTCGGTCTGGGCCTTGTCGCCGCTAAAGACTGGAACGTCACGGGCGGCTCTAAGTATCAGGATTGAAGGGGACAGGTTGCAGAACCTAAAACCAAAGATGAGACTGCCGCTGATCTTGATGCTGGCAAGTTTTAGTGGGTGTCAGTCGACCAGCAGGTGTCCCCCGCTGGTCGACTATTCGGCCGAACTCCAAACCAAAGCGGCCAAAGAGTTACGCGCTCTCCCCCGCGACAGCGCTGTTGCTAGACTTGTCGTCGACTACGGCCAGCTTCGCCGCACGTGCCGGCTTTAAGTCTTTCTTAGCCCTATACGACACGTCCTGAAGACCCCGCGCCTGCGCATAATCTTCGGCAAATGTCGCAGCGAACAGTTCATAGTTCACCGCGTCGACATGGCTGTCCATGTGGGTAGGTGACGCAAACGCGCGGGCGTTCTTAACGCAAGCCAGAATAATCGCAATCTCGTAGGGGTGAAACTCGCGCCCCAGACGCAGCGTGGCCAAGTCGGCCGCAAGCTGGAAATTGTTTTCTATGCCGCCGTATCCCTGACCGCGCTGGTCAATGATCTTAGCAGCTTCATACAGCAGTTCTTGAGGGTTCATTTATCATCTCCATGATGGCCGCCCTTTCTCTTAACATGCGCAGCACCGTGTAACGCTGATGCAAACGCACTAAGATGGTCGAGCGCCGGGCGTGACGTTGTTCCATCTCCAGTAGGTCTAAGACCTCCTGTTCGGTAAGATCAGCAAGCTGATCGTT